GCAGGGCCAGCAACAGGATTAGTATAATCTACTCCTCCATCCTCTGTACCATGGTTAGTTAAACGAGTTATTTTTATTTGGAAGTCTGTAAAAGGCTGATAAGGCACGAGATCTATAGATACTTCTGTTGTAAAAGGTCTCTGAGCAGATTCTCCTTTAGTCCCTCTAGGTGTGTGCCCTAGTACAAACTCTCCCGAGTTGGATACACCTGCTGAGTTATTTCCGCTTCCTATATCATTACCAAGAGTACCATATTGATTAGGTCCGTAGTTTCCTTTTAATGTTTCATAAGCGAAACTACTTTCTCCCGTTCTTTTTATCCCTACTTCTACTCTATATGCTGCAGCACTGCCGTGAATTTTTCCTGTTGAGCCGCCCGAATGTGAGATACCAGAAGGGTATGAAAAAAGAAGGACTACTTCGTCTACTTCAGCTTGTTGCCCTCCAGTTAAAACAGTACCAGAAGTAATTGTTACTGCGGCGCCACCTCTCTTTAATACATTAGGTGAAGGAGTAATATTTGCTGTAATATTGCCTGTACCGTAGCCAGAATTAAACATCGGCTGAGTTTGAGTTCCAGGAGCTATCTGATAACGGCTGCCAGGATATTTAGACTCCACATTGCCCAGTCCATTAGAGATAGCCTCTGTAATACCAAACTCAGAATTTGTGAAGGCTAAAGGGGGGTTGGCTGTTAAAGTAATAGAAGTAGGAGCTATATTTGATATTTTCAAATATAAGTCCATAGATAGTGTACGCGTTCCTGAAGTTTCTGCTTCGAATTCTTCAAAATCAGAGTCAGGGCACTTAAATACACAAGTGTTATCGCTATTACTTATAGTAGAAATTGTACCTACAAGTACCCCTTTAGATACAGTCTGCAAGTGGAAGAGGCCATCTCCATGGGCTATCTCTCTATCATCAAACCTAAAACCAATACCCGTATCATGCTGAAACACAGTCTGAAAGGGGCTATTAGTGCCTGTAAGAGTAAACTTAGTACCAAAACCATTGTCTAAAGTGCCCCCTGCTGATAAGCTTACTTGTATATTTAAAGCATCTCTTATTATTAAAAACCTGTTACCCCCACTTGTAAGCGTCTGCTTAGTATCTCCAGTAATTGTAACTGTTGTACTATTAAGGGCGCCTGTGGCGTTTATTAAATCTCCAGAGCTGAAATTACTTTCGTCATTATTGAATAAAGAATCTTCATTAAAGAAGATGCTCTCGCCCCCGTTAACTAAGCCTTTTATTTCGCCCTCAGATACTATATCCGTTATATTTATAGATTGAGAAGTTTGAGAAGTAGAGGTTTCTAAGATATTATCTTGTGCCTGCCTTCTATCCGATGCCGTTATACTTTTATTTGCCATATTATTGTCCTAAGTACCTCAAAGATGACATAGTTGCATCTAATCTGATTTGTGCCATTTGGGCCTGAGAGTGGAAAGGAGTTAAATTAGTTATTTCAAAACTCACAGGTCTTCCAGGAACTCTTAATTTTCCATACAACACGGGTACCGGATCTCCTTCTATTACATTCTTTTCACTTCCATTAAATAAGTAACTTGTTTGCTGATCTGCGTCAGTTGCAGGGTCTGGGGCCATCATTTCGGCAAGTCCTGACATTGCGAGGCTCATTGCTACAGAGGCTAGAATCATACCCGGCATACTTAACATCAGCCCTGTGCCAAATAAGCCTGCCGTCCCCGTTGCGGCTCCAGTAAACAAAAATCCACCTAAACCTGTTAGAGGGGTACCTGCTCCTAATGCTGCTGCTGCTGCTCCACCAGTAACAACAAGAAGAGTAACAATTAGTACTGCTGCTAGAATTTTACCCCCTCCTTTTGCACCTGCGGGCACAGGGGTAATAGTTATATCCCCTTCGTGTAAAGGAAGAAGAAGCTCTTCGTCATACTCTATCTCTTCACCTGCAACATCTATATGAAACCCAACTCCTTTTTCATGGGCATCAATTAGATACCCTCGAAAGTCATCATTATTTACTTCTATAAGTTTCATAACATCAACAACAGTAGGAGCATTTAATGACATATGAGTCCCAAATCTACTTCCCAAATCGCCTTCTAGGTATATATTACGCTGCATGTCTGTAAGCTCCTCTTAAATATTTATGCCATAACGGGTATAAATTCTCTCTACATGAGAGTCTATTATCTGCATGATGGTAAAATACATCATTTCCAATGTATACTCCACAATGATTGTTTTTATCGGACAATACTGAAAAAGTTAGAACATCGTTTTCTTGTATATCCTCTAACACTACAGGATAGTGGTTCCAGTATTCAATAATTTCATCTGAAAAATAGTCATAACCTTTATCAAGCCAGTCATCCTTAAATAAGGCGCGAGTAGGTATTTCTATGCTTTGCTGGTTTAAATAGTCTCTCATTGCTTCGAAACAGTCAGTAACACCAAACTCATATTCTCTACCATATAAATCCATAGTAGAAACTTCAGGGTGTATTATATTTAAGTCCATATCTGGATAACTAAATATATAATAATCTTTTCCTAGACTATTACAGTTATTAATATCCATTTCACTTGCTTCACTTGTACTATCTGGATGACTATGTACTATTCCTATAATATCACTTGTTCGCAAAGCTTTTAGGTACTGGTCAACATCAATTATAAAGTGCTCGTCGCCTTCAGCTATGTTATCACATGGTATCCACTTTTTCTTTCCTTTTTCAACTGTTATAATGCCACAGCCTTCACGCGGATACTCTTTTTCAAAATGGTTTCGTATATCTTCTAAAAATTTCACTATCTAAACTTTCTACTTCCTGGGAAGCCTCCAAAGGGTAAAATTGCTTGTGTATTCGATTTATCTGAGGTTATAAAATTCCTTCCTGCATTATTAGTCAAGCCTTTCGACTGATAGCGTTGTTTACAGGAGGCTAGTAGTTTGCCACAAAGGTCAGCGCGCACCCAGTGTCGCGAATCTAAGGCGGGTTCAAGATTACTATTTTTAGTGTGTGCAATTACACATCTCCATACAGTGTCTCCATGGTATACATGACTACTTTTTCTCTTATCTACATCTATAGTATATTCGTCTTCGTCTGTATCATCACTTGACCATTGTGTATATACTATTACTACCTTCCAGAGAGCTGTGCTTGTTAAATCAGCTGTATTATTGTCGTCGCGTGACTGATAATACAAACCTCCAACGTTAACAAAATCGTCTAAAGATTTACTGCCTGTGCTAGTAGTGTTGACGGCAGTGGTACCAATGGTATCTACTGCACTTTTAAGAAAAATAGGCTCATCATTCTCGGATACAAAGATACTTGCTCGAGCTCCATTATGTAACTTTTGGTTTTCTTTTTTCCAGTTACATGCACCTATTCTATCTGCTTCTGCTACCTCTGGGCTAGCACCTTGATACACCCAAGGACAGTATTTTCCTATAACTACTCTATTTGGTACCCTTATACCTCCTAAGTCAAAAGGCGAAGCGAGTTCTAAAGTTATAAAAATATTACTTTTATCACTAATTCTATCAATAATGTACTCATCTTTTTCAAACTCTACTATAGGATTACTAGTTAAGTACTTCTCTAGTGTGCGTCTTTTTACTACGGTTGCTCCTACTAGGTGGTCTACTTTAAAGTCAGTTGCGGCTAAAGGCTCACTATTTACTGTAGCGCCCCAAGTACCGTCCTCCATTTGAGTCTTAAACTTAGACCCTGATTTTAAAATTGATTCTACGTTTGCTATTGTAAGGCTGGGTCTACTCATGGCTCCATCCGCCTTTAATTCTATCCCATCCATCATAATAGGTAAAGCTACGTACACTTTCCCATCAAATGTAATATCGTCTAGATTTTCTTTCTTTCCATCGTGGAAATACAAAGTGTTGTTAGTACCTGCTCCTATGGTTAGCTCATAAAAATCTAAAAGACCGCTATCTATTTCTTGTTTTAGTTGATCTGTTGCTAATTCGTTACTCATGGCTCATAAACTCTTCTGAAGCTAGTATCTATGGAATAAAAGTCTCTGCTGCCATACACAACATTCCATGCTGCGCATACGACCTTTATAGTGCGTTCGTTTGGATTTGTAAAAGTTAAAAGAGTATTATTAGGTATACTCTGCGCGGTACTTAAAGTTATAGTAGTCCCTGAGACTGCTGCAACTTTAACTGTGCCACTAATATTACCTCCGTCGTCGGTAACTCCTGCCCCTGTACTAATGTCTAAGTTAGCAGTACTTAAGGTAGCAGTAGTAGAGTTACTAGTATTGCCTCCACTAGTTCTAGCTGTAGTTATTGAACTAGTGTTAGTATCTGGTATTGTAAAATTGAACGCAGTTACTCCGTTTTTAGACTCAAAAAACGCGATAATATCATCAACTTCAGTCTTAGAACGATTAGAAAAGGTTAAAGAATAGTCTCTAGAAATATTATTAATACCTATTGAGGCTCTTTGCTCATACCCGTCTCCAAACTTAGCAGTACGGATATTAGCAGTACTACTTCCTGATAGAGTTCTATCTGGTACAACTTGTGTAGAGACATTTGTCGCTGTGAATCCTATAGCCATTATGATACTCCGTACGGGTTAAGTATACCGCCTGATCGTTTTTGGAACTGAAGTTCTTGTTGAACGGCGGAAGCTATTATATTACCTAGCTTACCTGCTTGCGCTCCATCTTGCTGAGAGCTCTGAGAATTGTTTCCGGACGAATCCATAGCAACATTTACAGTTACATTATTATTCTGCCCTCCTGCACCGTTTAAAGTCACAGGAATACTGCGATTATCAGGAAGCGGAACTACTGCTTCGTTGCCATGGAGAGTTGCTGCATATCCTGCTTGTGCACCTCTTGCCATGCCGCCTCTTGAGAAATTGTTTTTCTTCGAAGAATAGCCTCCTGCTGCGTACCCAGGACCAAATCTTCCTCCTTTCTTTGCTATCGCCATGCCCCCTCCACCACCAATTGCAGCGGTAGGGTCTACGATGGTGGTGCCTCCTTTAGCTCCAAATAAACTAGGCATAGCACTTTGTAACATTTTAAGTACTAAAGCCTCCATTATCATTTTTGCTATTAATTTAAGAAAAGACGCTGCCATATCTGCGAAAGCAGCTTTTGCACTTTTAGTGCCATCAACTATTGCCATAAAAGCGTTTGTCATACCGCTTTGTATACCATCGGCTAGCTCACCTCTTTTTCTCTCCATTTCAGTTAACTCAAATGTTGCTACTGCTTGATCTCCCAAGTTTTTAATTTGTGCCTCACCAAAACCAGCATTTCTATTAGCTATATCTGATTCGCTTCGTACTGCAGCGGCCCCTCTAAATCCTCCCGTACCCTGTCGAGCAGTAGCGTCATCAAGTGCGGCCTGAGATGTATCAGCTACCTTTGTATATATCTGCTCGTGCAGCATGAGTTGATTTCTAAGGGATGCTTCAGTCTTACGATTAGCTTCGGCTTGTATGCCTGTAGAGCCTCTAACCTCGTCTGTTATTTGTTTGTATATCTCTTTATTATCAAAGAAGCCAAGCAGCCCTCCGGCCTCCTTTTTTGCGAGATCCATCCTAGCTTTCATTTTATCCCTAAACTGTTTTGTTTCTGCCTTGTTAGTAATTGCAGTGTTAGCTGCTGCGACCTTTATCCTAGCCTTGAAGTCTGCGGTTGTCTTGTTTCTTATATCTGTAATACTAGCATCGCTACCTCCGCTTAATGCTTTCGCATTATTTAAGGCTTTATTAGTTGAGAATGCTTGTCTTTCTAACATTACTCTTGCAGACATAGCTGCTAGACGGGCCCTTTCTATTACTAGGGCCTCGCCTTCCAGGTCTATACCTTCTTGCCGGAACTTATTCTCTACTCTTGCATGCTCTAACCGTTTTTTATGTAAATCAACAGATTCTTGGGTGGAGGCTTCATTATCTTTCCCTTCTGCAAGTCGTCTCCCTTCTTTAGCATCTGCCAGTGCGTCTTCTGCAGCAATTACTTTCTGGCTGGAGTTAAATCTTTTCTCCTCAAGATTGAAGAGTTTACCTTCTATAGTTATACCTTTCGCTCTATTTGCTGCAAATTTAATCTGGCTATCAAGCTTCTTCTGCTCTCTAGCTATACGTCGGCTCTCTTCCGCTTTTAATATTGCGTGCTCTTCCGTTAGAGTAGCTAGCCGCTCCTTTAAAAGCTTCTGCTCGTCGGTACCACCCTCTATAGTTTTCACTCGTAGGTCGTATTGTGCCTTGGTTGAAACGCCCTCTTTTTCCAACATTGCTATTCGCGCAAGGTGCGCCTTTTTCATTTGACCTATTTGATAGCTGGTGCGGGTGGTGGAATTATTCCTATCCTTCACAAACCCACCCCCTTCTGCGGCAGTAATTTTCGCAGCAGTGTCTATTCTCGCCACCGCATTTTTCGCGTCATCCAGCATCGTAACTTTTGCTTGGGTCGCTTCTAGTTTCGTCATCTCTTCGTTAGACTTCTTCTTGGAGTCGAAAATACCTTTACCAATAGCATCCATCTCCTTCTTAGCGGTGTCTACAGCTTTACTAAGGTTGGTATTCTGTGTTGAATCTTTACCAAGGTCAGAAAAGGCTGTATTAGTAGCCTTCATTAGGCCTGGAAGCGATGCCAAATTCCGACCTGCCTCTATCAGCTCAT